CAGGAATTCCAGCGGGTGAATATATTTTAAACTTGGGGCCGCCGCAAATTAGGTGACATATACGCCCGTCAATCTCTTTAGTTCTCATTGTTTTTTCCTTCCTCTGTTATGGTAAAACCAAGGGCCCGAATAATGTTTAAGTCATCTTCCGAAAAAGTCTGTTTTTTCAATAACATAGCAAAAAGCTTTGCTTCACTGTCAACAGGATATTTAAACAGTTTTCCATATCCTTTTTTAATTCTGATCATCATTGTCATTATCCTCAGTTTGATTGACTCCCAATAAAACACCATAATATTCAGCGTCATGACGAATAGGTGAATTCACGGGAAAAATAGCACACGGGAATTCGTCAAGAAAATATTTACCTTGTGTACTTCCTCTTATAATCATTTTGACCCTTAAACCAGCAGGTAAATTTATTTCATAATTCATTTGACTCACTGAAAATTTTAAGCCATCTATTTTTTTAGTTACTCGCATAAAAAAATTACTCCTTACTATTCAATATTTTAAAAGCAATAGTAGCCATAACTGCAATTGGCATTGCAATATATTGGGTGTATGTTTCAGGTTTTTTCAATCCGTCGAGGACCCTACAAATCGCGCTCGCAGAGTACAAATCGACCATAACGCCGTCAATCTTTGCATATTGTTTTGTAGACACAACTGATCTAATAGCAGCAATTTTTTCGTCTGTTGATTCTGCTTTTGTATCTTTGGTGCCTTGTTGTCTAATTTTTGTAGCCATGTTGTTATCTCCTCTTATTAATAACTTGTGTTATATGGGTTTTTTGAACATAACCAGTGAATAATGCTTTTGATTGTGTCGTGAAACGTGCCAGCGTGGTAATCAGTCATAAGATCGTCATGGTCGGTTATTGATCGGACCCGGCAACATATGGCCCGGTTATCTTGAACATACCACTCCAGGACATAACGGCCATTAGGCGCATTGCAGGAATGCAGACCATGGGAATTGATGTCAATATTGTTAACACCATTTTTTTGCAAAGCTTTGATAAGATTTTTATTAATCATTTTTCACCCCCGTCATAACAGCGCGCTCGCCTGTTTCTTCGTCGAAAAAATATAACATATGTTCATCGGCGTGGTATTTTAAGGTAGTCGGTTGAAATATTGAGAGTATTTGATTGATTAAGTCAGGGTCGAAACCAAGGGTCTCATTAAGTGATGCGCGTACAGGGTCCAAAGACACTAATAGCCGGTTACGGGGGACCTTGGTTTTTTTGATCGCTTGGACCAGGGCCAGGAATTCAGAGAATGCGGGAAGTGAGGACAGGGCGTCAAACTTGGCAAAAAAGTGCTCAGTATTCGGGTATCCATCAACGGATAAGGGGTTTTCGCCCTCTATTGTGGCAAAAGTCGGTTCTGGACGCGTCAACTGTGGTGTTGAGATAAGAATATAACCATTAGTAAACGTCGCGCCGGTGTTGGTTATATGGATGCCTTGGCAATATCGGCGCGGATTATGTTGATTGGCCAATTTCAAAAGCTTTTGATATACGTTTGATTTTTTCATGTTGTTATGACTCCTAGTCAATGATCGGCGTTATGTTTCCGATCGGTTATGTATTATAAAATGCAGGGAGTGTGCCAAAATGTTGTCCTTAGATATTAGCAGGTTCTAAGGGCGGGCGGTGGCTAAGGATTATACAGTTTTTTCCGTGTTGGCACCATTTCCGCCTTAAGTGGTTATATATAATTAAATTATACATATGTCAAGTTAATATACGGGCGTCAAATAGGTAGACGAAAAAAAAGTCAATGATTTCCTGTAAAGAAAATCTTTACATGCAAAAAAAAGTATATACGAAATCGTATATATATATACTTTTTTTGTAAAGATATTCTTTACAGAGTATATACTCAAAAAAGTTAATATATACAGAATGTTAGACTGTTTTTTAGAGAAATACGTATATACTTTACTTTTTTCAATAAGTCTAGTGTGTTATGAAAAATGAAAAATGGCTTGACAGTTGCCGATATAGTATATATGTATATACGTTTGAGTATATATCATATAAAGTATGGAGAGAAAAAATGAGCGATTTAAAAAGAGTGTTGATTTTGTTACAAGCTAAGGATTATATTAGGGTTAAGAGTAGTGGAGTGTCTTTATCGCTATTAGTGCGTGTTCTGCTCAGAGATTACTTGAAACATAGCGAACCCGCCGATACTCTTAGATATTATGGGCTATTGGCAGACCCTGAAAAAAAGAAAAAAGGGCTGGCTGATTTTGACGATTAATAAGAATATGTCGCATTAACATATTAATATGTTTGGCAAAACCTGCGTTATATTTTTTTGAGTATATGGCATATATAGCCAATTGCGTTGAGTCAGGAAAAAATAAAAACTCTGATATTGACATTATATTATATAGTTATATAGTAATTACTTAATATATATATGTATATTATAAGGTGTATAATAAAAATATAGAGTATATATAGTCGTTTTTCGTGAAGTCGAAAAATGGTCAAAAAAAAATATTTCTTTAATACGGGTTTGGCGTGAGGGCTATTGTAGTAGAGCGAAATGACTCTAAGACCCGTGTTTTTATTGGGGTATTGGAGGAAAACTTTTGATATACCCAAACGCACTCGCTTCTAAGCCCTTGATTCCATTGACATAAAACCGCGTAGGACCCTCGCCCTCACTTTTTTGTAAAGATATTCTTTACACGTGCGTATCTATAAATAAATTAATGTTCATTAAACAGATGTTTATTGAACACTGGCTGGAATGCTTGTAACTAATTGACGCTATTAATGTATCAAGAAAAAAATAGGGTATAATGAACAGTGTTTAGGGGGGCGCATGCGATAAATTGACAGGACCCTGGGAACCAAAAAAAATTAGTAATTCTAGTGATTTGGGTCCCATCTAATCCATATTCGCTAACTCATCAACTTTACGACCCCATTTTAATGGTTATATATAAATGATTTATATTAAACCACTCAACTTTACGACCCCATTTTAATAAATGATTTATATTAAACCACTCAACTTTACGACCCCATTTTAATAAATGATTTATATTAAACCAATCAACCATACGACTCCATTTTAATGGTTATCTATAAATTATTAAATAATTGACACTAGGCTATCTATAATTTATTTATACTATAATTTATTTATACCATCTCAAAAAATTACTTGACTTTTTAATCATAGGTTGATTGATTAAGAAAAAAAGGGGGAAAACCAATGCGCTCATGGGATCAAAGAATACACGACGCTTTGCCGAACACACCAAATCACGTTAGTAGTGGTATGCACAGACAGGGTGAATTGGATCTGCTCGCGATAATAGCGTCCAACATGCAAGCATTCATCGTGATAGGATGTGGGAGAGCGCACGAATTCAGAAATCTTGCCCAGAAAGGGCTTACAAAATATAATTTCAAAATGCTTGGTATTGACCGGCTCCCATCGTCCCAGGTCCCCCCGCTTCAAGATTTTGAGTATTGGCCCACAGACATATTCCCGCAGCCAAATGAATTTAACCCGGCTCTATCGCAAGCGATAAAGGCATGGCGGTCCCGTCATAACGACCCTGTACTCTTTTACACGGACAATGGCAATAAAATATCCGAACTTAACGCCCTTATCCCTCTACTCAGGCCCAACGATATATTAGGAACACATGACTTTGGCACAGAAGTACCGCTTACATACTCCCCTGGCCCTGATTTTACATACCTGTCGGAATATGACGATTACATAGATGCCAACTATTGTATGCAAGCTTTTTGGAGAAGGAACCCTTAGTCATATGGACCCCAAATCAACAAAATATAAAATCGAGGCATACAAACCAAAACCTGGCTTCTCTTTCAATCCCCTGCATTCCACTTTTCCTGTTAATGCCAGATGTTTTTGTGCATCAGGTAAAAAATATAAAAACTGTTGTAAGCCCAAAGTGGAGCGGTACATCCCGGACCCCCTAGCGCAAGAAATGAGAAAATCCCCTATAACCGCACAGATTCAGCTATACATGAGATATCTTACTGATAGGTATGAAGAATGGAAAAAGCAAAACCAGACCCCGACAGTAGAAAATCAACCGCAAATGGTCGAAAAAAAGGCCATAACTTTGAACGAAGGGTCGCCGCTACCTTCCGAAACATCCACAGAGATTTTATCGCCGCAGCCAGAAACGACGAAACCCGTCCTGGGGCACTCTTAGGGGTTGATATCCTAAACACCCCGCCCTTTAGGATACAATGCAAATGCACCGCTAGATTTGTCCCCCTTTCAACGATAAATGAAATTCCAAGAACCCAAACCACTATTCCTCTCTTGATAGCCCACAGCACGGAATCAAAGCAAACGCTTGTAACCCTTCCCTATCAACACTTTCTCGCACTTCTTACAACTTTAAAAAATAATAGCCTTGACATTACCCCGCCAAATCTTGCAGATTTTTAGTATGACCCATAACTATAAATTAATAAGATTTCCGGTCGCACAATGTGCGGGGTATGACGAAATACTCTCCAAATATTGCACTTCCAGGCTTCCAATTAAGATGTTTTATGACTCCCTGCCCTATCAAATGCAGAAAAGAATACCTATTACCATGCTAAAGTGGGACTTACGGGCCAGAATATCATCGTCTAATACCCCTGCGCCCATATTACTTGAAACGCATAGGGTTATGCATGATACCAAAGCCCCACCACCTTTGCCCCCAACACTCGCCCCATCAATCCCATTTCCTACAATCACCAATTCGTCGGAATTGACGGACCGGATTTTGGAATGGAGAAGATGCCAGTCGGCGCAAGACTATAAATCGGCGCATTCCTTGCGGACGCTAATTGATGATTTTGTGGAAAAAAGCAGACAAGAGGCCCAAACAGCCGAGAGTTATGATAGGACGGATATTGAATACATGAGGCTTCGGCCAAACATCAAAGAACTTCGTATGGCAGCGGCGGCACTTGTGGACATTCAAAAAGTGCAAAGAATGGCGATTGGACTGTCAACGGAAAATGTTGGGTTTAAAATGGAAGGCGTTGACGGCGATGGGAACACACTCCCAAAAATTAATGTTATTTTACATGATCCAAAAAAACAAAAATGAGTACCCCCGAAATTAACATTGTCATACCCCCAATTTATGAAGCCATATTTGACCCATATAGGTATAAGGTTTTTTATGGGGGCCGAGGCAGTTCAAAATCTCACACTGTGGCGAGATATCTGCTTATTCGCGCCCTGCAAAGAAAATTAAGGATACTTTGCACCCGTGAACACCAAAACTCGATTCAAGAGTCGGTTTATCGGCTTTTCACAGACATTATCGCCGAACATAAAATTCAAGGGTATTTTCAGATTGGGGCCGCTTCGATCAAAGCGGCGACGGGATCCGAATTTTTATTCAAAGGATTGGCGCAAAATATCGAATCTGTGAAGTCTACCGAGGGGGTCGACATATGTTGGGTTGAGGAAGCCGAACGCGTTACGGAAAGGTCCTGGGCGGTCCTGATACCGACTATTCGTAAGCCCGACTCTGAGATTGTGGTCACATTTAACCCCGGCGACGAACAGGACGCCACATACCAGCGTTTTGTGGTGAATACGCCGGAAAATATGCTCAGATTAAAAGTTAATCATTCAGATAACCCGTTTTTCCCCGATGTCCTTGTGCAAGAAATGGAAGCCCTTAATATATCTAACCCGGAAAAATATCTGCATATTTGGGAAGGGCACCCAAGGACCACTTCTGAGGCCCAAATATTTAAACATAAATTTGTCTCAAAAGATTTTAAATCCCCAGAATTGACCCCTGTTACCACTTTTTACATCGGATGTGATTGGGGATTTGGTGTTGACCCCACGCATGTGTCCAGGGCATTTATCCGGGAAAATTCCCTTTATATCGACTACGATGCCGAAGGGTATGGGCTTTCTCTTAAAGATATCCCCTCCCTTTTCCGGCAAATACCTGGGACCGATCGGCTTCCAATTTGGTGTGATTGTTCGAGGCCGGAAACTATCGCGCATTTTACCCTTCCCGAAAACGGGCGGTTTGATTGCCGACCGGCCCCAAAATGGACCGGATCAATTGAGGACGGCGTTGAACATTTACGCCAATATGATAAAATAGTGATACATCCCCGTTGCTCTGCGACCCTGTGGAGTTTTGCGAATTACAGCTATAAGATTGACCAGCATACAGATAAAGTGCTACCAATTATAGTAGACAAAAATAATCATGGAACCGACGCGGTGAGGTATTCTTTATGCACGAAGATACAAAGAAGGGCGACGATATTCGACGGAATGCTCAGGTAATGAAAGTTTTACAAAACGGGCTTACTGATGTCATTGAATTAGTAGCAGGAAATCAATTGTCGTCTGCGAATGGTATGATAAACGCACTTCGTGGGTACGCCATTACCCAAAACCGTTTACTGCTTTCAGAATACTACAACGAGCGTGGGATAGTACAGACCCTCGTTGACACCCCGGTCGACGATGCTCTAAGAGGTGGGCTTGATATATATTGCCCGGAATTAGATATCCAAGACATCGAAATGTTTAACCAATATTTGGAAGAGGAAGATATTTTAATGACCTATGCCCAGGCCATAAAATGGGCGCGCTTGTTTGGGGGCGGGGGCATTATAATAAATTGTGGTCAAAATCCGATGGGTCAGATAGACTTAGATAAAATAACAACAACTACACCCTTAGAATTTTATGCAGTTGACCGATGGGAATTGGGATACCAAACCAACGGCCAATTTTTGGACCAGTTTAATGTTAACGACGTGGAAAAACCATATAATTACTATGGAAAACAGCTTCATAGATCCCATGTTCTGAAAGTGAAAGGCCGTGAGGCCCCTTCGCTTTTACGGGGCCAATATATGGGTTGGGGGGTTTCGGTTATTGAGCATTTGGTACAATCTCTTAATCTCTTTACGAAAAACGCCGATGTTGTGTATGAACTTTTGGACGAAGCCAAAATTGACGTATTCAAGATACAAGGTTTTAATTCTTCTCTCGCGACCCCCGCAGGGAGCCAGGCGGTTGCCCAACGCATTGCCTTGGCCGCCCAACTTAAAAATTATCAGAATGCCCTCGCCGTGGACAAAGAGGACGATTTCGCTCAAAAGCAAATATCGTTTTCAGGCCTGGGTGAGATTTTAGACCAAATCAGAATTGGTATGGCTTCCGACTGTCATATGCCCGTGACCAAGCTTTTTGGTATCCAGGGGACTGGCATTGTGAACAATGGGGACGATATCGAAAATTACAATAATATGGTGACAAGTGAGATTCGCTCAAAGCACCGAAAAACTTTAAATCAAATGCTCGGTATCTGTTTTAGAAAAGTTTTTGGCTTTGCACCGACTTCGCTTCATTTCAAATTTAAGCCCCTGCGCGAGTTGGCCCCGAAAGAAGTTTCAGAAGTGGAAACACAACAATTGAACAGAATACTAGCGGCATTCCAAAACGGGTTAATGCTTTCCGATGCAGCGGTGAAGCAAATTAACGCTCAACATCTATTCAAGCTTCCGGTCGATTCAGAGGAAGCGTTATCACTAGAAGATATCCAAAAGGTTCGGGGTAATACCCCCGCCCCAACAGTCCCAGGGTATGGGGCTGGTACAAGTGTGGTAACTACTTGAAATTACTAAAGCCCATTGTCGTAAAAGACCATTGGTCCTTTGATTTGGAATTAGAAATCAAAGAAGTAATCATAAAAGCATTCAGTCTGCTTTATAAAGCCGTTGTCGATGAAAAGCAGAATAGTAAATTGTCAGCGATAGAACATGCAATTTTATCCGGGCAGATAACCTATGTTAATGGGTATTTTATGGGGGTGTTTAACTCCCGTATTTC